AACGGAGTTAATAAGTAATGATGAAGAAAAGGGCATTGTTGTATTCAAAGCGATTGCTTACCGTACCCATCTCGATAATCAGCCTTCCGCTATTGGTTATGCGAGAGGTGGCAGGAAGGATCGTGGTGTTGACCGTGATTTTTGGTTTGAAAATTGCGAGACTTCTGCAATCGGAAGATGCTTGGCGAATCTCGGACTTTCTGCTAAAGGAAAGCGAGCGAGCAGCCTGGAAATGGCTAAGGTTGCGGACAGTCAGGCAGGCGGTAACAAACCGATACGCGTACGCACCGAAGCGCAGAAGAAGTTTTTAAATGAACACAATCCACAAGCTGAAGTTATCTGGGATACGACAATTGAGCCACCGGCTGACCTTGAGCCCGTTTTTGAGGATGCAGTTGATCTTATTAGTAAGACACTGGCTGCCGAGCCTGTTCCAACTTGCAAGCATGGTAATCGTGTATTGCGTGAAGGGCATGGCAAAAATGGCGCTTATCGTGGTTGGGGCTGTCCTCTTCCTATGAAGCAAAAGGCAGACCAATGCAAGATGTTTTGGATGGTTTTGGATCAAAATGGCAAGTGGTCATTTAGACCAGAAGATGAAGCTGAGATAGCGGGGTGATGAATATGTTGGTATTAGACAGACGATTAGACGTGTGCGACAATTGTAACGAGCCATTAACTGCGGGGGCAGCAAAGCCGTGCGAATGTCGCACATGTCATGTGAGGTCGAACTGATATGTCACAAAGCCGTAAACATAGGGGCTACGCAACGCAGCGTATAGTAGCAGATTATTTCGTGGCGCAAGGCTGGGAACATGCACTGCCAGTAGGGGCAGGGCGTGATGGTAGCGATGTCACAGGTATTGCAGGGCTTGACATTGAAATCAAAGCCAGAACCAAGCTTGACCTAGCAGGCTTGATGCGCCAATTATCAGAGCGCAAAAAAGACACCGGTTTAGGGGTCGGTGTTTTGCGCCTAAATGGTCAGGGTGAGAAATCCGTTGAGCACTTCGTTGCTGTTCTCACCTTGGCTGATTTAGCCTATTTACTAAAAGCTAGTGGCTACTGAACCAATCCTGTTACATAGATGCTATGGCTGTGGGCTGTGGATCTATTCAGCAGGGGAAAGGTGTAAACAATGCCAACATACACATTCAAATGCGAACAATGTCAAATAACGGTTGAGCAACATTTCAGCGTTTATTCGAACGCAACAATCTGGTGTCAACCTTGCCAGATACCTATGACAAAGCAGTTCTCAGCGCCAGCAGTTCATTTCAAAGGCGATGGTTGGGGCAGCTCTAAATAGTGTGACGAGCGTCACAGTAAGGATGTAATATGGCTCTGAACAGGACTTTTGTTTCTCGATTTGACAGACTCGGTATGCTGAGTCGCCTAGCGCGCCTTAAAGGCAGCGCACTTCGGCGAGCAGCATTAGGCAGGGCTATTGTCATAATGCTGTTGGCAATGACACATAGCGTTGCCGTATCAAATGCTTTAATAAATCCAACAAAACAAATAGATGAAAAGCCGTTTAACGTGTATAACACGATGAATGTAAAGCTATATTTACATAACCAAATAAGTGATTGGGATCAGTTTGAGTGCGCTAATGAGTTAGCGTTTAGAGAGTCATCTTGGCGTAGTAATGCAGTCAATAAGACTACTGGTGCATACGGACTATTCCAACATATGAGTGACCATGCACATAAGTGGGATGCATTTGAGCAAATACATAAACATATAGAATATATAGACACTAGATATAGTGGTAGTTGGTGTAATGCACTACAACATCTAAGGAATAAAGGATGGCATTGAAAGAGTACAGAGCTACATCACATTGGAAGAAGCTAAGGCTTCAGGTGTTAAGGCGTGATGCATATACATGTCATTACTGTGGTGATGTGGCTAATGAAGTAGATCATGTCGTGCCTAAGGTTAAAGGTGGAGAAGATAGCCTTGATAACTGCGTAGCTGCATGTCGTAGATGCAACATATTGAAGAAGGATAAAGACCAAGCGGTTTTTTTAGCACAACGTTCTACCCCCCCTGCCTTTACAGTTCGTATCTCTCCAAAATCGGACAAACAGTCCAAATTGGTACAAAACGGACATACTTCAGTCCGGATTAGTCCAGACTCACCGTTTATTAGTCCAGATCAGTCGGGGGCTAATTGAAATGGCTAAACGCAAGGGCAGCACGAAGCCACGTCTAAGTAACGCACCTCTCAAAGGTAAATCTCGCATAGACGAAGTGCTTGTTTGGATGAAAGAGCTGAAGATTGAGCCGTTGTTGCCGTGGCAAGAGCACGTTTTAACCGACATGCTTAAGGTAGATAAAAACAATCAGTTTATCCGTAAGACAAACCTGCTTCTATGCCCTAGGCAACAAGGTAAGACTCACCTGGCGCGTATTCGCATCCTTGCCGGCTTGTATCTTTTCGGAGAAAAGTCTATTGTGGCGATGTCGTCAAATCGGTCAATGGCTCTCGATACCTTTCGTAAAGTCTGCGATTTGATTGAAGCGACACCTCAACTACGGACACAGTTGAAGCAGATCCGCGTGGCTAATGGTCAGGAATCGGTAGAGCTCCTTAATGGCGCTCGATACGAGATAGTCGCGGCTACTAGAGATGGAAGCCGTGGTAAGACCGCGGATCTGTTGTTCGTAGATGAAGTACGCGAAATTGCCGAAGATGCCTGGACTGCTGCAAGACCAATTACAAGAGCTAGACCGAATAGTCAGATATTACTCACTAGTAACGCCGGAGATGCGTTTTCGGTGGTTCTAAATACGCTGCGTGAGAAGGCGATTAGTTATCCGCCGAAATCGCTTGGCTACTGGGAGTATTCAGCACCGGACTTTAGTGATATATGGGATAAAGAAGCTTGGTATCAGTCCAATCCGGCTTTAGGCTACTTGGTAGATGAAGAAACGATTGCCGAAAGCATAAGTACGTCAACAGTAGAAGCCACGCGTACGGAAACCTTGTGCATGTGGGTTTCGGCATTGAAATCTCCGTTCCCATATCGAGCGTTTGAAGATTTAACTGTTCAAGACCTAACAATTGCACCTGGAGCTCTAACAGTCTTCGCTTTAGACATATCCGTTACAAAACGCGATGCCAGCCTAGTTGCAGGTCAATTGCGCGAGGATGGAACGATGGCAGTAGGCGTAATAGCGCAGTTCCATAGCGATCAGCAGGTGGATGAGCTAAAGATTGCCGTAGAGGTGAACGAATGGGCTAGAAAGTACCGTCCCAGGGTTATCTGCTACGACAAATACACATCCATGACTGTCGTAGAACGTTTAGCTTTATCTGGACAAAAAATCCAAGATATGTCAGGCGTAGTGTTCTACCAGGCGTGTTCGGATCTACTTGATGCCATTGTCAATAGGCGATTAGTTCATAATGGACAGGCTGCGTTGGTTGACTCCATAAATAGTTGCGCGGCTAAGGAAACCGATGCTGGCTGGCGCATAGTTCGCCGCAAATCTGCAGGAGATGTGTCAGCAGCTATTGCATTGGCAATGGTTGTTCACCAGTTACAGAAGCCACAAACAAAACCACAAATTATCGCTGTCTAAATTGTCCGTTTTGTCGGGTATGTGTGGTATCCTATCCGACAATGGGTATTTTTGACCGCCTACGCGGAAAAACAATCGAAGCGCAAGCCGCGCCGCAGTTAATGACGGATGCGTTTAATTATTATCTTCCAATTGCTTTTGGCGCGATTCCTCGCGAAGAAGCTATGACAGTTCCAAGCGTTGCAAGATGCCGCAATCTGATCGCTGGCACTATTGCAACATTTCCGTTGGAACTTTACAAAAAGTCCACCGGTGAAGAATTAGGAAAGCCAGTTTGGTTAGAACAACCAGCCGTTAACCAATCGCGCAGCGTTACTATTGCCTGGACAGTTGACTCATTGCTTTTCTATGGCGTGGCGTATTGGCGTGTTACCGAAGTTTATTTTGATGATGGTCGTCCTGCACGTTTTGAATGGATTGCACCAGGTCGCGTAAGTTTTGATTCTGATCCTGTTAGCCAATTTATCGTCCGTTATTACATTGACGGCAAAGAAGTGCCAATGTCAGGTCTTGGTTCGTTAATTACATTTCAAGGATTAGATGAAGGTGTGTTACAACGTGGCGCTCGCACACTTCGCAGCGCAATAGATTTAGAAACCGCATCACGCGTGGCAACTTCAACTCCAATGCCATCTGGCGTGTTGAAAAATACTGGAGCAGATTTATCACAAGAAGAAGTGACTGCAATTTTGGCAGCTTGGAAAGCGGCGCGCGAAAAACGCAGCACAGCTTACCTAACTTCCACACTTGAATATCAGCCAACTGCATTTTCACCGCGTGACATGATGTTCGTTGATGCAATACAACAAATGTCAACACAAGTTGCAAGAATGATGAATGTTCCTGCCTATTACATTAGTGCAGACCAAAATACAAGTATGACATACGCTAACGTTCAAGATGAGCGCCGTCAGTTTGTCAGTCTTTCCCTAGCGCCGTACGTCCACGCAATCCAAGACAGATTATCTATGGACGACATCACCGCGCGTGGGAACATTGTTAAGTTTGATGTTGAGGATGCTTTCTTAGCGGTAAATGCGCTAGAGCGACTTGCCGTCATTGAAAAAATGCTTGCCCTTGGTTTGATTACCGTAGATCAAGCAATGGAAATGGAAAATCTATCACCGAACGGAAATAACGATGCACCTGACCTTCTCTAGCGATATTGAGTGCTCAATTTCAGAGCGCACCATCTCGGGCAAGATAGTGCCGTTTGAAAATGAGGTCGGCTACACCAGCGCTGGTAAAGTAATTTTTGCAAAAGGATCTATTGAGATTCCAGACAGCCCTAAGCCAAAACTATTACTTGAGCATGATCCTAAGAAGCCAATTGGTCGTCTAGTTTCATTCTCAGAAAAAGAAGATGGCATTTATGCCACATTCAAAGTGTCAAATACGACACGCGGAAACGATGCACTAATTGAAGCATCCGAACAACTACGCAGCGGTTTATCCGTTGGAGTAGAAGTGCTAGATGGCAAGCGTGAAGGCGAAATTTATCGCGTACTTGCATCACGAATGGCAGAAACAAGTCTTGTTCAAGCTGCTGCGTTTAAGAGCGCAGAAGTCTTGAGCGTTGCAGCTTCAGAAGAAGAAGTTGCAGAACAACCAACCCAAAACGAAAGCGAGGCAGTCGTGGAGAATACTCCAGACACCGCAACCGTTGAGCCTGTGGTCGAAACCCCTGCGGTAGAGGCTGCTCGCCCAACTGTTAGCGCACCTATTTACACCAAGCCACGCCTAGAGTTCACAAAGGCTAAATACCTCGAGAACACTCTACGCGCGAAGTTCCTTGGTGACGAAGATGCTGCAATGTACGTCAAGGCAGCAGATAACGAAACAACTACCGCTCCAGGTATGATTCCAACACGTCAGTTGACAGAAGTTGTTAACCCATTGTCAAATGCTGATCGTCCGTTAATTGACAGCATTAGCCGTGGAACTCTCCCAGATGCAGGTATGACTTTCGAGATTCCAAAGATTACAGCAGTTCCAACTGTTGACCAGATTGACGAAAATCAAGCCATTGCAGACTCACAGCTAACCGCACAGTACATTTCTGTTTCAGTTAAGCCTTTCAAGGGTCGTGCAATTACAACTGTGGAACTCATTGACCGTTCCTCTCCTGCTTTCTATGATGAACTCGTCCGTCAAATGGAATTCGCTTATGCAAAAGAAACCGATACTTATGTAACAGGTGAAGTTGCAAATAATGGCGTTCTAAACGCAACTGGACAAGCAAACTCAGCAGATGGACTCCTAAAGTACATCTCAAGCGCAGCAGCAGCCGTTTACAAGGCATCACTTGGCTTCGCTCGCAACATTGTTGTTACACCTGAGCAGTGGGCAAATATCATGTCTTACAATGACGGTGGACGACCAATTTACATTGCAACCAGCCCACAAAACGCAGGTGGCGCACTTTCCGCTACAACCGTTCGTGGAACCGTTGCAGGTCTTGACCTTCGCGTAAGCCGTTTCATGACCGGTGCAGGTGGAGATCAGACTGCTGATTACACAATGCTCTGCATTAACCCAGATTCATACACATGGTACGAGTCACCACGCTTCCAGCTTCGCACCAATGTAAATTCTGATGGAACCATTGACTTGCTCTACTACGGCTTCGGCGCACTCGCCACCAAGGTAGGAGCAGGTGCTAACTGGTTCAACAAGTCCTGATCTAACTAAATAGATCTACAAAGTTGCCCTGGCGTTTCTGCCCTGAGCGCCAGGGTCAACATTAGAAAGGAAACGACATGCCGGCTACCTACGTTACAGAAGCACAGCTTCGTAGCGCTCTTGGAATTGGTAATTTATACACTTCCGCAACGGTTGAGTCCGTATGTCAGGCTGCCGAAAATATAGTCAAAAGCAAGTTATGGTTTAACAAGTTTTCTGTTATCGCACATGAAAGCACTACATCTGTTGCAACAATTTACACCGACCCACTACATGACTTTATTGTTGGGCAAACTATTACCGTTGAAAACTGTGGCGCTAAATACAACGGTTCTAAAACTGTAACGGCTATTTCAGATAACTCCGTTTCGTATGCGGTTAATAATGCAACCGCAGAAGTCAAAAACGCATTAACACCTTTCGGCTTAGTTTATGGAACTACTCACATAGATTATGAAACCTTGCCAGAAGTTAATCAAGCATCTTTAATGATTGCGGTTGATATATGGCAAGCACGTCAAAATTCAAATGCTGGCGGAATTTCACCTGACTATACTCCATCTCCATATCGAATGGGTAACACGCTCATGGCTCGTGTTCGTGGTTTGCTTGCGGATCATCTAGCACCAGGCGGTATCGTAGGGTGAGCGCGATAACAACCCTGCGTGGCACTATTGCCACCGCGCTAGCTGATAATGCGGCGTGGCAGGTGTTTTCCTTCCCGCCTGCTTCGCCGCTCGCGAACTCAATTGTTATACAGCCATCCGATCCGTACATAGAGCCGTCAAATGACCATTACAAAACGGTAAAACCTAAGGTTAATTTCAAACTAATTGTACTTGCGCCCATGTTTGATAATCAAGGCAACCTGACAAACATAGAAGATTTTTATCTAAACATAATAAACAAACTGGAAGCATCAAGTATCGCGTACTCGATTGGCACATTCAGTTCACCAGCAGTCCTTACTGGAACAGCAGGCGATCTGCTATCTGGTGAGGTAAACATCAGCGTTCTATCCGATTGGAGCTAAACATGGCTGATAATGACAAAGAGCGTGAGGCTTTCTTGATCAAGATTGGTCAAGTTAAGCCAAGCGAACCAAAACCCACCGCAAAGAAAGATGAGGAATAGCACATGGCTGTTTTTCTAAATAACAAGGTTGGAGTCAAGATTAACAATGTTGATCTATCTGACCATGTAACGTCCGTAACGCTGAACTATGCAGCCGATGAGCTAGAAGTCACAGCGATGGGCGATACCGCACACAAATTCGTTAAAGGCTTGGAGTCAGGCACTTTAACAGTTTCATTCTTAAACGACACTGCTGCTACCAATGTTCTCGCAACCTTGAACGCTGCTTTTGGCACAACCGTAGCCGCGAAGTTAATTCAAGAAAAAGCAACAGCAGTCGGTTCAACCAATCCGCTTTACACTTTCGATATTTTGGTGAACAATTTGACACCAATCAACGGTGGCGTAGGCGACATTGGAACTCAAGACATTACTTTCACGCTAAACTCAGTAGTGACAGTAGCAAGCACAGGCACGTTCTAATTTAGAAAAGGGGCATGATGGCAAGAATTAAAGTTGTTAGGGCAGATGGTACGGAGTCAATTCACGAATTAACTCCAGCCGTTGAATATGCTTTTGAGCAATATGCTAAGAAGGGTTTTTACAAAGCCTTCCGCGAGGATCAGAAGCAATCGGACATTTATTGGCTTGCCTGGGAGTGCTTGCGTAGAGCTGGCGCTCCAGACGTGAAGCCGTTTGGGGACTCATTCTTAGAAACCTTAAAGGCAGTTGAGGTTTTGGATGACGACCCAAATGGCTAACGCGTGATACTTGGACTTACCGAATAGCAGAACTATCGGTACATCTGGGTATTGCGCCTAGCGAATTTATTAACATGGATTCAGTAATGCTGAAAGCCATTTATGACGTATTAAAGAGACAGGCGGAAGAAGCGAAAAATGCCAGTCGTAGTAGAGGGCATCGTAGGGCTTAGAAAAGCGCTGCGCAATTACGGTGGCACGCTTCTAAAAGAGTATGATGCCAAGGTCAGAGCTGAACTAAAGCCGATTTTGGAAGATGCTAAATCTAAAGTCCCTAATACACCGCCAGGCAATTTGTATAACTGGGCAGATCGTGGCATAGAAAGAAAAAGCCGAACAGGTAGACAAAGAGCATTTCCATCTTACAATGCCAATCTAATTCGTAAAGGTCTAACATATTCTCTAGCCAAAAATCGTCAAGACCGTACTGGTTTTGTTTCTATGTTCACTTTATTCAACGCTAATGCGGCTGGAGCTATTATTGAAACCGCTGGTAGAAAACATCCAGGTGGTTCGCCAAGGAGCGAATCAAATAACCCTAATGCAGGTCGCGATTTTATTTTAGCCATGAACGGCGTTGGCGGCTTAAAAGATTATGCCGGACAAGGTCAAAAAACAACCGGAAGATTATTATTCGCTGCCTACCTAAGAAACCAAGGTAGAGCAGTTGGCGCAATTATGAAAGCAATTGAAGAAGCAAACATCCAAGTCGGTCGAGATGTTGCCAAGAGTAAAAGGTTGGTAGCGTAATGGCTGGCTCAGATATTCGCATAAATATAATTGGCGCATTTCAGAAAAAAGGTTTTAATGATGCAGACAAGGCATTTAACAAGCTTCAGTTAAGTGCCAAGAAACTGGGTCGTACTTTAGGCTTGACGTTTAGTGCTGCTGCCATTGCCGCATATAGCAAGAAGTCTATTGCAGCCGCCAATGCGGACATAAAGTCTCAAAGGATACTTGCGCAATCCTTAAAAAATGTAGGCTTGGCTTACGCTGCCACAGATGCAGAAGGTTTTATTGAAAGACTAGAAAGACAAACTGGCATCTTGGATGATGAGCTACGTCCAGCGTTTGCTCAATTGGCACAAATAACTGGATCAATCGCTCAATCTCAAAAACTACTAAGCCTCGCATTTGATGTTTCGGCTGGCTCAGGTAAAGATATTAACTCAGTCGTTGATATATTAACTAGAGCATACTTAGGAAACCGTAAGGGCTTGAAGGCTCTAAACCTTGCATACACAGATGCCGAACTAAAAGCTATGGATTTTAGCGAAGTCCTAGGTATTTTGACCGCTCAATATGCCGGCTCTGGCGGCGCATCACTTGAAGGATTTGAAGGCAAGATGCGCAAACTTAACGTTGCATCTAGTAGAGCCGCAGAAACAATTGGTAAGTCTTTAATAAATGCCATAGGTACTCTAAGTAAAGATGATTCGATAGATACCACAGTTACCAAGATGGATAATTTATCGAAGGCTATTGGTCGTAACATTGAAGCGGTAGCAGATTTAATTGCAGAAATACAAAAAATACCTGGCGCTGGTGTTGTAGGCAATGCAATTGGAGCTATCGAAAACCGCATATCATTCTTTTCGCCATCTAATTTTATGAACCTATTAAGTCAGGTTCGTGGCTTTCAGGGAATGGGCAATGTCTCCATAAGCAAGTCAAGCCAAGATTTGCAAAAGTCAATCATTAAAGCCGAAAAAGCAGCCATGGATGCAGCCAATAAGAGACAAAAAGCCATTCTTGCATCTCTGAAGAAAGAAGAGGAAGCTCGCAAGAAACGCGAAGCATTAGAGAAGGCGCGGAAACGAGCTGCGACCATTTTTGATATGGAAAACATACAGATCGTTGCAGCTTTACAAGGCAAGATAGACGGCGAACAACGTGCCAGACTTGTTGCTTTACTTGCTCTTAATACTGAAATGTATACTGCTGCTGAAAAACTAGCGGATATTGTTGTCAGGCTTAACGCTCCAGCACTTTCAAATCTTGGTGTCTTAATTGAGTCAGGCGATAGCGTAGATGATTTAATAAAGAAACTAATCACAAGCCAAGCAAAATTAGCAGCATTGCAATTGACAGCAGAAGATTTCCCAGAATTAGAGAATCCGTTTACCGAATGGGATGACACGCTTGATGAAATCCTAAAGAAACTCATGGCAATGCTAGAACTTTTGGCTGGTGCTGGCATGGTTCAAGGTGGTATCGGCGGCATTGAAAGTATTAAACGACCAAAACAACCAACTTTTGGTCCTGGTTCGGGTGCTTCAGATGTTGAATGGATGCGCATGATGGACGCGCTGACAAAAGCCGGAGTACCTTATGTAAATACTGTCGGAGCTACTCAAAAAGAGTTAATGCGTATGAGCAATGCGATCGTAAATGTTACGGTCAATGGCAATGTAACATCTGAGCGCGACTTGGTTAATACCATTACGGAACAGATTTACGAGCAGCAGAAGTCCGGTAAACAAATCGTCTACTCAAGTACAGGTCTATGACAGCTCCAGTAATTGGCGCAATAGTTGATTTTACGCCTGGTATAAATGTCATGGTCAATCCCTTGACTTTAGACGATCCGTTCTTAGGTCAATTAGGCGTAGGCGCATTAGCTTTAAGTGCCGCCAATTATGTAGACATAAGTTCACTAATTAAAGAAGCGCATATTCGCCGTGGTCGCAGCCGTTTGTTATCTAAGTTTGAAGCTGGAACGGCAACAGTAGATATTTATGACCAAAATGGTAACTGGAATCCCAATAACCCTTCTAGCCCTTATTACGGTGATTTAATTCCGCTTCGTAAAATACAGATATTTGCAGATTACAACGGTACTAGGTATTACCTATTCACCGGCTTTATCACCAATTACGTAACTAACTTTTCCATAGGCGTAGAAGATGTAAGCAGAGTAACGTTTCAGTGTGTAGATGCTTTTAGGTTATTTTCGGGCGCTTTAATTGAGACTGTGCCTAGCGCTCCTGCCGGTCAACTATCCGGTGCTCGCGTGGAAGCTATCCTAAATGAGCTTGATTATCCGCCATCCTTGCGAGACATAGATGCAGGCGATACAACCTTACAAGCCGACCCAGGTACCTCTAGAAACGCCCTAGATGCCCTTAGAACAGTCGAAGACAGCGAACTAGGGGGATTCTACATAGACGCAGAAGGAAGGGCTACATTCCTTTCTAGAAGCGTTATTACGTCATCCCTAGGTTCAATAGCTTACAATTTTGCAGATAACGGCACAGGCATTGCTTTTCAAGCTGCCACGGTCAATTATGACGCTGACATCCTGCTAAATGACGTGACCGTTACTCGCTCGGGCGGTAGCCCACAGAACGTTTTTGATCAATCATCCATAGACACTTACTTTATTCATTCAGGCAATCGTGCAAATGTTTTAATGGAAACCGATACCGTGGCTTTAGACATGGCTAACATGATTCTTTCAACCAGGTCAGATGTAGAGCTGCGAATTGACTCCATACAGCTAAACCTTGAGGATGGGTCGGATACGGCTCGCTGCGTGGCAGGTCTAAACGTAGAGCTTCTCGATGCCGTGTCGGTAACCAAGGTAATGCCAGGATCAACAACAGTAACCCAAAACTTGCTCGTACAGGGCTTAAATCATGACTTTACAAACCGAAACATTATTACGACTGTTTTTACAGGGGAAAGCCTAGTCAATGGCTTCCTGTTGAACAGCGCAACGCTTGGTATACTTGATACCAACGTGCTGAGCTACTAAAGGAGAACTATGGCAGGCGCAGGATATAAGCTATTCAATACAGGCGATGTATTGACAGCACAACAGGTCAATGAGTATTTGATGCAGCAGACCGTTATGGTTTTTGCTAGCGCCGCAGCGCGTACCACAGCTTTGAGCGGTGTTTTGGCTGAAGGCATGTTGTCTTATTTGAAAGATACAAATGCAACAGAAGTTTATGATGGTTCTGCCTGGGTATCGGTATCTGGTACTGGAGATATTACTGGCGTTACTGCTGGTACGGGCATTAGCGGTGGCGGTACAGCAGGTACAGTAACCGTAACAAACGACATGGCAACCACAATTACTGCCGCTGGTGATATTGTTGTTGGAACGGGAAATGCTACCTATGACAACCTTCCAATTGGTACAACCGGACAAGTATTAACGGCAGATACAACTGTCTCACCGTATAAAGTTAAATGGGCAACTCCAGCGTCTTCCGGCTACACATTTACTCAGAGGAAGTTAGCAGATGGCAACGAAATATATGCAATTGCCTACAATGGTTCAAATCTTTTTGTTGCTGTTGGCGCAAATGGTGTTTTATTTACATCGCCTGATGGCTTAACTTGGACATCTAGAACTTCAGGATTTGGCGCAAATTATGTCATAAATGTAGCGTATGGAAATGGTTTATGGGTAGCGGTTGGCGGCAACGCAACTATTACAACTTCAACTGACGGAATTACTTGGACAGCGCGAACTTCAAATATGGGAACAAATGAAATTCGCGGAATTACTTATGCCAATTCATTATGGGTTGCAGTTGGTGGCGGTGGTGGAACTGGTAACACTGGCGGAATTGCTTATTCAACTGACGGCATTACTTGGACGCGCAAATCTCAATCTTTAACAGTTGGAACAAATTATTGGGATGTGGTATGGAATGGAACGAATTGGATTGTCGGTGCAGACCATTCAACAAATAATTATCTTTACGCTTCAACCCCTTCAGGAACTTGGACTGTGGGCGCAACAGGTTCGGGGAGCGGGGTCTTTAAGGTTGCTTGGGATGGAACTAGACACATTACAGTAGAGAATAACACCAATTTTATTTCTCGCTATTCAACTTCTACTACTCTAGGAACAACAACTGCTTATAGTTCTGCGCATAGAGGAACTGTTCAATATCCAGGCGGATATGCTTTATATAACGGCAAATTTTATACTCAAAGCGGTGGTTACTTAGGCATTATTTCACCATCTTCATCTCAATATACAACAGTCGAGCCGCCTTATTTAGTGAGTGGTTACGTCAATTCTTTAGGAACTCCGACAAGTACACCACAGTCAATTTGGGTCGGCTCACTCGGAATAATTATTTCGGGCACTACGGGTGGCGCTGGTTCTATTTACACTTCATTCTAAGGAGCAACTATGGCACTTTCTTACACAGTAACCGATGACTTCAAAGTAATTCTCAAATCAGGCAACAAAAAAATTGACGAAGTAGGCGCGTTTGATTCAGAAGAAGGCGCACATATTTGGGGAACGGCAGTCTGCGAGAAATATAACGCGCCGGAATATGCCGAAGTCGAATATCCAAACGATTTACCACAAGCTGACTAATGAAATGGCAATTGTGTGCAGCAGGGCTTACCTTGAGAGATCAGGTAAACCGTGCGTTCCCCGATAGAGATAGACGTTCGGATGGGGCAGTCGGTGACACGTCTCATGCAGCTCGTCGCTCCGACCACAATCCTGATGCTAAAGGCTGGGTACGCGCCATTGACGTTGATGCCAATCTTAGTAGCGACCCAAAAGCCAGTTATGTATTTGCGAATCAGCTTCGACTACTTGCCAGACGTGATAGAAGACTTAGCTATCTCATATATTCTGGACGAATTGCAAGCAGAAAAACATTATGGAGATGGCGACCCTACAAGGGCGTAAATCCACACGTAACCCACATCCATTTTTCATTTACAAAGAAAGGTGATAAAGATGGCAGACCGTTCAACATCCCTATCCTTGAAGTTTAGACCAGCGATATACGCACTAGCGGCGTTTCTGGCAGCTTGGCAGATTGACGATTTCTCGTTTGAAGCGCGCTCTATTCTTGGAGCCTTGACCGCATGCGTTTTGGGCTACGCATCTCCTAAGAAGAAGTGACTCCGGCAGAATGGGCGGCGTTTGTTGCCGCCATTCTCTCCTGCTGTGCGTTAATTGTCGGTGGACTTCGTTACATTATTCGACATGAAGTGCCGTCTATTATTGAAGGCTCAAATATCGTGTCGCGTATCGAGAAACTAGAGACTATGGTTCTAGAATTGCTTACTAATGAGCGCAAGAAAACCCACAAAAAGAGAACGCGCCGCTAGGCTTAGGGCTAAGGAATTAGCCGCCAAGCGCGATAAGCGTCAGCCATTAGGCGATCTTGACATCTGGGCTATTGCCGTACATGAAACGTGGCTGGCGATGCAACGCCAAGGTTTTACTAAAGAGCAAGCAATGGACTATGTCACAAGCGTTTTCCACATGCCGCGCCTACCAGACTGGGAAGTTCAAAACCCAGACCATTCACCATTTGAAGATGATGAGGATGAATGAAGCGAATAGTCGTCATATCGGATTTACAAGTACCGTTTCATGATGAGAAAGCTGTAAGAAATGTTGCCAAGTTCATTGCCAAGTGGAAGCCTGACGATGTTTTATGCGTGGGTGATGAAATCGACTTTCAGACCATCTCACGTTGGTCAACTGGAAGGGATGAATGGTCAGGCACAATTGGTCGCGACAGAAATACTGCTAAAGACGTTTTGTCAGAGCTACAAGTCAGCCACATTGTCAGGTCAAACCACACCGACAGACTCTACAAATCCTTAAGCTCCAGGCTCCCAGGCTTGATTGGATTGCCAGAGCTTGAGTATGAAAACTTTATGGGGTTCAAATCCCTAGGCATTAAATTCCACCGTAAGCCATACGAGATAAGCAAGGATTGGATTATGGTTCACGGAGATGAGCAGAGCATCAACCACAATGCCGGTTTAACAGCCCTAGGAGCCGCTAGGAGACACGGAAAGAGCGTGGTGTGTGGACATACTCACAGATTAGGGGTATCGGCGTTCTCAGAGGCATCTGGGGGCGTTTTAGGGCGTGTTTTACAAGGGCTTGAAGTTGGACATTTGATGGATGAGAAACAGGCTTATTACACACGTGGGTCATTTAACTGGCAAAAGGGTTTCGGCATTCTGTACGTAGATCGTAAGACCACTACGCCTGTGGCAATACCGGTGGACAAGCAGGGTAGCTTCGTAGTTGAAGGCAAGCGCTACGGCTAATGTGCTATTCCTGTGGGCAATGCAGCAAGGAACACGCATTTACCATAGATGAAGCCATAGATAAATTGGAATTTCAGCCGGCGTGTCGTACCGCCAGGCGTTGACAAATCCCATTTAATACCCTCTAATTGGTAATTGAAATACCAATTGAAAGGGGTATTAGGGCATGAGCACTAAAACAGTCAAGCAAGTAAGCGTAGTTCTAGATGAAAACGAACTATGGATGCTTTCATCTGTGATGAAAGACTTTTATTACGCGTACCCAAACCTTGCGGATCACGACAAAGTTCGTGATTTGTATATGAAAATTAGAATGGAAGCCAGAAAGTCGTTGGGTCTATGATCCGTTACGACCGTAAAACTAAGTGCTACACCGATGGCAAGGGCAATTATGTCCATGCCAGCGAGCTACGCACCTTCTCCAAGCAAGTGCTTGGCAATACAAAGCAACGTGGTCGCTTATCGCGCGAAACCATAGCTGCTTATTTTCTAGACGTATTTAATGTTGCGGATGAAGTCGCATGAATCTATCGCTAACTTGGGATTGGTTTGTTAACAACATTGAATGGTTTTTAGTTATCGCTGCTGTTTGGTACAGCACTAAAGTAAACACAGAAGAGAAATACTACGAGAAGGGTTATATTCATGGATACAACAGGGCAAGAATGGTATTCGGCAAGGGAGCTTCTAGGTGAAGCTGCTAACACAATCGCTGATCGAGGGGCAACGTATGGTCATTACGACCTCACAATGCTTAGAACGTCAAAGTTATGGTCAGACTTCCTCGAGCGAGAGATTGAACCAGTGGACGTTGCAGTCTGCTTGGCGTTGGTCAAGCTTGCACGAACAATGGAATCTGGAAAGCATAGAGATAGCTGGTTGGATTGCGTCGCATATTTCGCCCAAGCAGGATCTCTCGCAGTCAAAGATTGGGATGATTTGGATGCTTAGTAGAAGTCCACGCGGCACCTACTGTGACTATTGCAAGATGCGGTGGTCAGTTAAGGATTGGCGTGGACAAAAACAAGCGATATGGCAAGTTACGACCAAACGCAATGGCAAGGTATTTGTCAGGCATTACTGCCACGATTGCACACAAGAAATCCAAGAATGGAATGGAAAGACTTGGATGCTACAGGAACAAATCGAATACGGGAAAGGGCAGGACAAATTAGATGTTTAATCTAAATGACTATGAAGACGTGGACACGCGCATCCACAAGTTCTATGAAACCTACGAGGATGGCGCAATCCTAACGGAGTTAATAAGTAATGATGAAGAAAAGGGCATTGTTGTATTCAAAGCGATTGCTTACCGTACCCA